GGCTGTTGGTATGTCTTCCTCCGCGGATTGGGAAGATAAAATCTCCCTACAACATCCGTCATCTCTAGGTGGAGCACCACTTCTGGAGTAGACAAAATCTAGGAATTTATCCTCGGGCACGAAAACTTCAAAGTCATCTCCCATGGAAACAAATACATTCACCTCTACCTCATCGGCAGCAGTTTCATTGTTTGTCGTAAGCTTATTAACGACATAAAATCCTAGAACACCATTACCCTTATTGTCTGCTGTATAGGGGGTGGTACTATAACCTTCTGTTACACCATCTAAACCTAGGTCCAAATGAGTCAGCAAAGTCCTCTCCTGTCCGTTACCTACTGTGACAGTGAAATCAGATTTATCAGTGATATCAATGACTTCTAAGTAATTGGTGTTATACTCGTTGGATCCAAAGAACTTGGGGTCGTACACGAGTTTAATACGACCTTTGTGGTATGCAGACTTTACCACCTGAAAACGAAACTTCATAGAACCGGTCCAATACCTGAATGGCATTGCTGCCATACAACAGGCAGGTATGTGATAGGCCTTTCCTGGGCCTGTCCCCGATTCAGCCCATAAACAAGGATTAATACGAGCATTCCAGAGCAACTCCTCAGGATTCCTCGATGTATTCCATATGAACTTCGTTAAGAATGTTTCTCGACCAGCAATACTCTTAATTGTTAAAGTATCTTCATTACCAACTCCCGCAATGCGAGTATCGATAGTTAAAGCCTGCTGATCATCAACCGATAGCTTATTCGCTAAATCTGGCACTGTTGTAAGTGCTAGGCTTGATGCGGGTACTGGCTTATACGGTTCAGGATCTCTTGTGACTGCAGGGCGTGAATAGCCAAATAACTTGGCTATTGCAGCAGTCTTGTCTGCGGCGAACTCCGCTGCCGTTGCGTATGGTGTAAGAAATGGGATCACTTTGAGAGCTCCTGCAGCTTTAGCTACTGCAGTTGCTGGACCAGAGATCATCCCCTTTGTGTTAGCTTCAGTGTGTTCTGAAGGTGCACTAACTGAATTCTTGGGCTTCGAACTTTTCTTAGCCTTCATCTTTCCCTTTGACTTATTTGGAATATTATCCTCCTTAGCTTGGGGTGTGAGCGTTCCTGGCTCAACAGATGTTGGCACAGCTAATGAAACATCAGCTGCCCATGCAAATACAGAAATAGTAACTGTATCGCTACCACCAGCAGCATGCCTGAGATCATTCATGGTGCGCAAATAAATGCGTCCCATTTGTGCCCAATCGGAATCGGGTACACTCAAGTAGTTCTTATGATAGAAAAATGGTAGCTCCATCTCCCCTCCTTGTGAAGTGGTGGGGTTCAGGTATATGTGTGGTTTCTGTGATAATTGAATTAGATCTTGATTTATCAACGAAGTAAGCGAAGGTGCTGTATCATCGAAAACGTCCAAAGGATTGTACGCAGCAATGACATTACCATAGTGAAATGGCGTTCCATTAACCAGGAACTTTAAATGTAGCTTACAACGCAATAAATTGAAATTGGATATACGATTTATCACCCTCTTATTTTGGAAAAATAAACTCCAAGGATCAAAATCCTCTCCAAAAGTAATACCCAATCCCCATTCCTTTTCGTAAATTTTTACTGGACGTTGAAAGAAATTGCCTAAATCGGCATCATCTGAATCCTGCATCATACGAGTGGGGTCAATATAATCATCTAAGTCATACGCGAAACCTGCATCATCGTCGTCGAACATTACGTTCTCGTGTTGCGATGAATCTGCGGTTTTATAAATTACCTGTTCTGCACTGTGATTGTCCAGAATCTCGGATTTCTCTAAATTGATTTCAAAATTAATATTTACAAAATTACCAATCGAATTTATATACAAGGATAGTATTTACGATTATAATACTTCCCGCCTGCTTTTTCGTCCGTTCCTTTAAACGGGGTGCTAGATAACACCGAACATTACGTTCCGGAGAGGTTTGCAAGCCTCACAAAATTTCATTAAATACAGATAAATATGCAACATGTGGGTAATCCAATACAAACATCCCTATTTTTGCTTTACAAAATGCATCTCGTTAGGGACACGAGACTAGACTTTTATAGACATTCTACAGGTCTGGATCATATTCTCCAATATCAAAAAGAAGAGTATCTAAGATCCACTCTCGCACTCTCTCATGCGAGCGGTAATCATTAGTCCGTTGGTACGAAACACTAAAACCAAGTTCCGTGTATATCATACCAATAATGGG